CTCTGGTTTCATTGATAGAAATCTATGAACCATATAATTTGACCAAGTTTTTTTATCGGCATCAGAAATATCGTCCCAATAATTTGGGTTTTGATTATTTGTAATTTCTTTTATGTGGTCAAATAGTGATTTTGTTTTCATTGTGAATAACCTTTTAGATATAAATAAATAGTGTTGTAAATCTTTAAAATGTATTTTTTTTAATATTGACTTGTCATAGTGGTTCGTTTTAAACTAATTTTGTACTTTTGATAATCCATACTATCCTCGTATAATTCTCTAACTTTATTATTATACTTGTAATCATTTATATTCCCTGAGATTTTCAATTTTCCCTTTACAATGAAATCTTTACTATCAGTTTTTTTATCAAGTAGTTTTTTGTCCTCTTTGTCCACTCTGATATCATATTCAATGTGTGCATCAAATAAATCCCCATAAGATTCTAATTTAATTCTAACCTTTGAATATGAATTCTTACAATGATAGGTTACCAATTTATCATTAATCTCTATATCAATGTCTGACTTATTTGATAAATTTACCATTACCCAAATAAAAGATTTAATAGTCAATAGCATTTCATTTTCAATTATCTTTTCTGGGTCTGTATAATTTTTTGTATCCAAAAAGTCAGTTTCAAATATAATATCGTCTACATTAGTTTTTAAATCTATATCAACTTTATGAAGTGTTAGTGGGTTATTCCAAACTCTCCTTCTATAATAAATTCCATACATATTAACTTGGGCTTCATATAAAAATGAACGAAGGTGTCTAACCATTAAAAAAGATTTATTATCATTACTAATCCAACAATTAACCATAGTCTTTTCTTTTGACACATCAAATTCATCTTTATAAACATCTAATGGTGTATTATCATAAATGTCAGTTGATTGTAATAATAATATTTCTCCAAACTCTCCAAAGTTTTTAGCGTTATCAAATAACCATTTTGAACCAATCAAGAAATCCATATGATTTTCTTTCGGAAATCCTGGTAACCAATTACCTTGAAACTTTACTTTACTCTCATAACAACTTCTCAAAAAATCACTAATGGTATCTGGTAATTGTCCCTTTTCCATCAAACCTAATATTTTTGGTACTCCACTTTCAAATCCTACATTCATATGGTTCAGTCCAGTCTTATTTGCTCTTGTCAATAATTCTGTTCCTAATTTTTTATGTGTTCTAAAATGTCCACCCCATTCTAAATTTTTTGGTAACCCACCTGATTCTAATTCATATTCCAACTGGTCTATAAATTTATTAAATAGTTTCATAGAACCATTTATTAGTGAGTCTGTAAACCAAAATTTATATATACCGGTGTCCTTAATCATTTCTTTCATCTGTTCGATAATCTTCTCTGGACTTTTGTATCTATACAATCTGGTTTCTGCACAAAAAGTACACTTAAAAGTACAACCCCTTGAACCTTGAATTGGTAAAACAAAGAAATCCTCGTACAAAGGTTTATCATCTCCATAAGCTTCCCCAACTAATGAACCTCTATTTTTTCCTGGTTTGTATTTTTCTTCCATATGTTCTTCAAAAAAAGATGTCGCTTCTGTACCATAAAATTTTGGACTCTCTGTTCTCATTTTTGATAATACGGAATAGTTATCAAGTATTTCTTTGTCCCACTTTGGTGCTTTTGTATTATTTAGATTAAGTGGAATTGTTTTACCATTGAATACTGGGGTTCTCCCACTTCTACCGGCTTTCATAACCGTTGGGAAACTTGGTGTCATTTTATCCCATCTCCAAATACCTTTTACATTCTCGTAGTGTCCATCTCTTAAATAACAACTAACCAAATCCCCTATAACTTTTTCTCCATCTGAACTATTACACGCAACATCTACAAATTCTCTATGATAAACATCAGTAAAAACTTTCACATCATTTTGCATTCCACCTTGTTCAGTTAATCCACCAGTTTCAGAATACCAAGAATATGGCCCACCATACCAAATTTGTACCTTTGGATTTTTTTGTTTTACAAATCTCGCTATGTAGTCGGTTGACATTATATTAGAAGTGTAATTAGTAAAAGTTACAATGTCATATGTTGATAATTCATCAATGTAAGTGCCCCAAAAGCTTTGTAGTCTTGGTAAAACAAACTCTCTAAAGTTGTTATCAGAATTCCAAGGTTTATCATTTCCCCAGTCATACCAAAACTCATAATCAACATCCTTCATATAAATTGAACTATCGATATTGATATCAAATTGCTTTATTTCTACATTTGGAATATTGATTTCTGATTTCAATACACCGAGTGCGTATGAAGGTGATTCAATTGACCATTGTGGACAAATACATAATGCTATTTTTGTCTTCATACAAAACAATCTCCAAGCATCCAAGTTATTAATGAATACCTTTTACCTTTTTTAACTGGTGTAACTCTATGTGATAAGAATGCTGGAAAAATCGTAATACTTCCTCGTGTTCTTGGTGCGGTGTAATTATTTTTACCTGATTTGTCCGTGATTCCAAATTCTAAACTTCCACCCTCATATTTTGTTTCGTCTGATAGTTGAACAATGGCAGTTAATTTTCTTAATGAAGTTTCTCTTGACCCACAATCTGTGTGCCATTTGTATTTACCACCATTTTCATATCTGAGTATTTTTACTTTTTCTAATTCCTGTATGTTGTATTTCCAAATAGATTGGTTAGATAACTCAAACACCATTTTTAATTTGTTGTTTAGTTGTTCATTATCAATACTAACTTCTTTATTATCACGAACTTCTTTGTTCAGAATATTTTCATCATAATTACCTGCAAGTTCTGATTCAGTTGGTTCTCCTGTTTCTAAATATCTCATTAGTTTTTGACATTGACTAATGGATAAAAAGTTTTCTCTATGAACCACAAACTTAAAGTTATCGTTTTGTATCATACGAAAGTATCTCCTACTCCCCAAGCCACACAAGAATATCGGTATCCTTTAGTTACCGGTTTAACTCCGTGTCCTGCAAATGTTGGATGTACAATTAATTTACCAACTTTTGGTTCAATTACTTTTCCATCAAAAAAATGAAACTCCCCACCCTCATAATCATCATTTAAAAATACAATTAATGTTAGTTTATTCGCACTATATTTATCTAACCAATGAAAATCGGCGTGTGGGTTATAGTATTGACCTACATCATATCTGTGACATTGTACTCTATTATTATAAATACCTTTACAACCATAATGATAAGTGGTTAAGTCTGCTAATTGGATAGCTCCCCAGAATTTATTTAATATTTCTGGACTATCATTTTTCTTAATGTTTAAGATACAAGAATTCTTATCGTCTTTTGAAAGGACATCTCTGTTTTCTGTTCCACGATAATATCCACTTTTCAGTTTTGCTTGTGTGTCAATCATATCCATAATTTCTTGACATTCATCTTTACTGAAAAATTCTTCTCTTTCTAAAAACCATCTAAAATTAGGATTGATTTTTAAACTATCCATATCAATTGGTTTATACATTTTACTCCTATCTGAAATGGTCTCCGACAAATAATTCTTGAATTACATATCGTTTACCCTTTGTTACTGGTGTTACATTATGACATAGAAATGCTGGAAATAATGTTAATGAACCTTTTAGTTTGTTCATTGAATACCACTCTTTTGTGTCTTTGTCTTGAATACCGAATTGAACATCTCCACCCTCATATTCACTTGGGTCTGTTAATTGCACAATTCCTACAATCTTTCTATTGGAACAACTACCCGCATTAAAGTCTGTATGCCAACCATAGAATCCACCCTCTGTGTATTCTATTAACTTTAATTCATCATCACAACCATCAATATCAAAATGAAATACTTTATCATTTACAATATTGGCCATTTGAAACATTTTGTCTTGTAACCATTTCCAATCTTTATTGGTTTTGTCTGGTCTAAATTCATTATGTGGTTGGTCAAATAAATACCACTCATTAGTTTTTCTAATTTCTGGTAATATTGCTGTTCCGTTTTCATCTCCAACACAACCAATCACATCTTGTTCTGATTCCATTATGTCTTTTAATAACTCATCACATTTTTCTGGTGAAAAGAAATTAGGTATTTGAATAGAAAACTTAAAATCGTCATTATATTTCATTTAAAAGTATTCCCCTCTGCAAAGTTAATTAATACATATCTATCTTTATCATAAAATTGTGTAACTTTGTGATTAGCAAATGATGGGAATATTATTGCTCTACCCCTTTTAACTGGTATTACATTATTTCCTACCATTAATCCACCACCTCTCATACCATCTGATAAATAAGTTACACAAGTAAATTTTGTTGTACTATCCACATATCTACCCTCTCCTGCTGCAAAATCTGTATGTGGATGTTCATCTTCAGTCCAACCCTCGTGTGAATATTTTTTACCATAAACACAATTTCTTTGAACACCCGAAATATCAAACTGATAATGTAATGTGTTTACTAAAGTAAATAAACCCCAATACTTTTTTACCAATTCTGGTTCATCAAGTTGAACATTTTTTTCTAATTTTGAATTAGACCATATTTGTTCTGCATTATCAATTTTTTTTATTATTGTATCACATTCTTCGTATGATAAAAAATCATCTCTATAATGATACCATCTGAAATTATGATTATGTATCAGACTCATCCGAAACTAAAACCTTATTTGCAAAATAATTCTTGCCATTATTTGTTCTGTTAATGTTGTATGTTTCTATAAGTCCGTCAATTTTTTCAACACTAACTACTCTAATTTTGTTTAATTCATCATTTAAAACTTCATCACCGACTTCTAATGGTCTGTAATCTGAATCTATGTGTGAATCACTTGTGATAAAAAACGGGTGGTCATCTGTGGCCATAATTTCTGTATTATCATCAAACTTATATTTTACTAAATTATCGTGTAAAATTTTTACAACCTCTAAAACTATTGAGTCTTGTAATTTACCATTTTCTACATCATAGGTTTTTATTTTTGCACCCAACTCAATGTTTTTAATTTTATGATAAGTTCCGTCTGATAATGTAATCAATGTATCACCCGTGAAACATTTTCTTGGTGGAATATTGTGAACTAATATCTCTGATGTAAAGTATGTATCAATATCCTCTACATCTAATGAATAATATGTATTATCCTCTCCGACTTCTAAAACTGATATAACTTCAACTTCATTTCCGTCCTTGTCAAATAAGTAATCTCCTACTGATACCTCTGAAGGTTTTGCAAATGTCCAAGTATCTCCTTGTTTCAAAAAATATCTGGCACCTTTCATTAATGATTGGTTCATAACTGGCATTTTAATACTACTATTTACCAAGTAATGTCCGAAGTGATTGTGTTCAAATGTTCTAACCACAACTGAACCAGACGCGACTGAACCACTCAAGTCTGTTGTGCTATAATTTGTCCAATCGTATTTAAAAGTTTCATCTGGTAATCCAACTGGTTTGTAAGATTTTACCACATCACCAATTTGAATATCCTGAACTTGTTTTGTGGTACCGTCATACATTTGAATCAAACTACCACTAACACTTGAGTACATTAAACTATTTTCACCAGACCATTTATCACCTCGTATTACCCATTTTGGTGCCTCAGATAATGGATGTTCATCTTTATCCTCAATTAATACTTGTTTGTTTGGTGTCATTAAATAATTCATTTTCCTTGTGCTTGCATATCCTGCATTATTTATTATACTTCCACTTGGAACAATAAACTTTTCAATTAAATAAGAACCACTATCTACTGCATTTTGATAAGTGGGATTTGAATCAACATATCTCCAAAATTGTAAATCACTATCTCCACCGTGTGCAGTTCCATCTTTACTCGCGTTCTTAACTACGAAATCTGGATGATATGGATTAGATGTTGTAAATGAACCTGTATTAAATAAAGGTGTTAAAGAAGAACTAACTGGTGAATTTGATAAAATTGTTCTAAATGTATTTTTATTAAATGAACCACTTACAATGTTTAATAATGTATCATCACTATACCAAGGTGTTTGCATAAATAAATGAAAACTACTTAAATAATCCGAGTTTACTCTTTGTGAAAAGTATGTGTGTGATGTATTGTTGTTGTATTCAAAATTTACTGATATTCCGTGTCTTGCAAAACTTTCACTAATAATTGGTTGTTGTATTGTTGATGGGTTCATTTTTTTATCATTACTAACCCCATAAATGTAACAAGTAGTACAACCTTGTTCGTTCGCATAATCGGAAACTTTATTTATAAAAGATTCTTGAGCAGATAATGAACCATACATACCACAGTTAGTATTCATTTCGTGAAAGTATATATCTCCTGAACCATTTTCTACAATGTAATCAATACCAGCGATAATACCTACATTAGTATTTGATGGCCAACCACCACCACTTCCGGTGATATAATTTAAATAATTTTCTACTTTTGTTTGTACTGACATAATTTTTTCCTATATATAAATATCA